ATGTTGCGAGACAAATCTTCAGGCTCAACTCTGCCTGTCTTGATCTGCCATAACTCCAGCCAGTTCCCCTGCATTATTTTTACGCAGTCGGAACCACCTATGAAACCTTTGCGTTCCATGTTGTTCTCCTTTGTTATTTGATAGTAGCCTACTGCTTATATGCAGTTAAGGCAATACGAAGTGACGTAACGTCATTCATAATTTCCATACTTAACGAAGTGTTCTTCGCTTAGATTCTGAAATTCCTTGAGGCGCTTTTTGGTTTCGCCTTTAAGATAGTTATGGCCAACCGCTTCGCCATTGCGGATACGTTGTGCAATAATTTTATCGCTGTCTAACACATAGCCAGATTTCTTGTACTCACGGGCCATAACCGGAGAGCTTGCTGCTTTCTGGACATGCGCGTCCCACATGGACGGGCGCGCTGCATCACTGAGCTTGGTTGTTTTGTATGTCATGTGCGTACCTTCGATGGGCTGTAATACTGTGCGACACGAGCGCCGCTTATTGTCTCGACCATTACCTTGTCGATCTCCATGCCTTCATCCTTGAGGTCTTTAATTCGTGCGGCTAGTCGAAAGCATCCAAACTTTTCAAGCGCATCAATTGCAGTAATGCGATACCCCATTTTGAGGTATGCTTTGATCTCGTTGGTTTGTGTTACAGTCATTGTATTCTCCTTAGATAAGTTTCTCTGCTGCATAGAGAGCAATCAGTGTGGCTTCTGCTCGGCCATCATCCTTTACTCTAGCAAATAAATGAGCGTAGTGCGGAAGACGTTGCGTCACTAGCCCACGGCTCACGCCTTTGTCCCTGTTCAAGCCAAAGTGTTTCTTCCACACGGCGGGACTGACGTATTGGATGGGCAGCTTACATGCTGCAATGCCCATCTCTAGCTGTCCGTAGCCCTGTCCAAAGCGGAAGGTACTACTGACACCCTGCCCCGGCATGGCCGAGACACGTTCAATCACTGCAAGGCAGGACTCGTCTGCCTCGTTGCTCAGTATTCTTAGTAGCTCATGTAAGTTAATTAAAGTTTTACCCTTGGGGTTCTTGAGAGTTGGCATGTCATAGCACTCGAGCTTGCCTGTCTCTGTCCAGTATAGGCTGACTGCTCCTGTGTATCCGGGATCTATTCCATAGATGAGCATGTCGTTCTCCTTACCAATCGGTTGATGGCTTTGCATTTGCCTTGATGCTAGATTCCCACTCGCCTGCCTGTATCTTGACGGCAGGTTTCTTTATTCGTTTTTTGTTTGGTTTTGTTTTTGACGTTGGCTCTTGCCACTTGTCGTTGACGTAGCAGCTCATGCACACATACCAGTTCTTCTCTGTTGAGCGGCCGCTATTTACTTTGAGTACTGCAACATAGAAATGAGTAGCTAATTTACATGCTACGCATAGAATTGCTTTACCTTTCAGTGACTTCGATGTCATAGCCCAGTGCATCCAGCCAACAGATCAGCATGAATCCAGAGGGTATTCGTTTGTGTGTTTCCCATTTGTGTACCAGTGATGCTGTGCATCCTATTTTATGTGCTAACTTTTCTTGACTTAACTCGCGCTTTAATCGAGCGTCTATTAACAGGTTGACCATTGGCTCGTAATCTTTTGGTATCCGCAACGGCTTGTTGAATCTGACGTACTTGTTCAATGGCATAGTGTACCCTCAATGCAGTATCATACCGTATCTCGGTGCTTCCATTGATTGTTCTATAGTATGTCGATGTTGGAATGTTTGCTCGACTGAATGCCTTGAGCAGGGAGACGTTAGCCTCCGCTGCTTGGTCTGTTATTATTTGAAGATACGATTTCATGCTGCATTAGTGCAGCAATCTATTCGTCAAAGTCAACATCATCGACTTCGATTTCTCCATCTCCGCCACAATTCTCGCAAGTCTCTGCTTCGCAGTAAGGCTCAGGCAGATCGTTGTATGATGTACGAACTGGCGTGTGTTCTACTTCGATAAACCCATCGCCAGTGCATACGGGGCAGCATACTGTGTGCTTGAATACATTCATTGGTACGGTATCTCATCATCAATGACGGGAGCTACATAGTTAGCTTCCCATGCTGCGGTTCCACGTTGGATAAACTTATCTCTATCAAACCTTGGGTTCGTTGCCTCGAGTTCATCGGCAATGCTATGAAGATGGGTGGGCCACGGTACAAGTGGCCCAAGTTTATCAGCTAGAAACTCATAGTGCTGTCGTGACATACGCATTGTGTTCTCCTTAGATTACGTTCTCGCCCACCATAGAGGTGAACAGTTTGTGATTCATTGCATTGCTGATTGCTATTTCGCGATTGTAACGTGCAATCTGTGGTGACTTGAGGTCATTGGTATGCGTGGCCCAATGGGTCAGGCAGTTATACAATGCCCACTTGTTCCAGCCGAGATCTACTTTCTCACGGTCCCAACCTGAGATAAGATTCTCAAGTTGCTTCTCGTTTGTCTTGGTCACTTGCTGTTGCTTGGTTACTACCTTGCATATGGTTGACCGAAAGAACTGCTCGACTTGATCGTTGTTCAATCGTGTCTGCATCCATGATTGCCACTGTTTGCTGCGTCCCATGAAATGTTCCGCACCATTTATGATTTTGGCAGCGCTCCCGTCTACATTGACGGACGTTGTATGCTTGAAGCGTGACCTCGCAATAGCATCTGGTGTTGTGCATCCATTGAGACACCACAGTCTGAGACCATTGGCTTGCTGAGAAAAGGACCATGATCCGTCATAGCTATTGAAAAAGCTAACACGAAACTGAACGTAGTCACCTACTGCTGGCTGCTGCACTAGATCAGGAAAGATAATCTCACCTCTTAGTTTACGGCCATCCTCGATCACATCGACGTTGACCTCATAGTCACTGGTTAGATTGCTTGCTTTAACTCCATCAAGGATTGAGTTGACCACATCATCGTGCGGTATCATTCGATACCGTGACCCATGCAAGCCGAGTGTCTTGCCTGTGTCTGTGCGCACGATGCACTTGTGATCTGGGATAAGCTCACCCTCTTGTGTATATACGGGCTGCTCTTCTACTGGAAAGTTGTAGCTGTTGGATTGAAAGTCTAGCATAGCGCGTTCTCCCTTGCGTCTATTGTTCCTGAAGTCATAAACCTAAGATCCATCCTATCTTTACCGAACATCTTGATCTTTAGTTCATGTCCATCGCCATCAACAAAGCTGATTTCTTTGACGGCAAAGTCGTCATGGATTGTTACTTTAACCCTGACGTTGGTTACTCTTTGTGCTGATAGTTCCATTGCGTTCTCCTTGTAAGTTTATCTAAAGTTTATACCATAGTATATGGTCGGACGCTTTTATCAATTTCAATCGTTTGATTTTACGCAACGTCACGGCATGAAGATTATGCCTAGTGTCGTTACCAAAAGGATTGCGATGTAGAGTCCGAAGATTAGCTTGTCTTCACGGTCGCCCATGTTGAAGCCCCTTGTTGATAGAGTTGATAGAGTTGAGAGGAGCCGAAGCTCCCCTCGGGGGTGACTTACGCCACCCGTTCTCTGAGCTTGTTGAAGTTAGCAGGCTTGGCAGCTTTGCTGGGAGCTGGGCGCTTGTTAGGTGTCCAGACCTCACCGCCTGTGAGTTGCAAGTAAACCTCAAGGTCTGCATTATGACGAGCTTCAAGCTCTTCGAGTTCTGGATACAGTGTATTGATCCAGCGCTCTGTGCGTTCCATTGAGTATATATTCTTCTCTTCGACAGCCAAGTCGTATTCAGCAAGTGAATCAGCGATCTGTTTCTTCTTGAAGGTGAGGCTGTTGTGAGATGTGTAGCAGGCATCGCGTCCTAGTCCGATAAGGAATCGGTCGTTGACTACTGGACCGTCAGCTGACGGCTTGTCTGTAGCGTGATAGTTAATAACATCTAGTTTAAGTTGAGCCAATTTAGATACGTTAGTCATTTCCTAGTTCTCCTGTTAGTCAAGAGGCCAACCCTCTTGATGCAGACCCAGAGACATGCCCACAAATCCCAGCTTGCTGGGGCTTGACGTTCGCAACTGCTTTCCTCACCAGACGCAGGCTGGACTAAGCAAAACGCTAGCCACACACACAATGGCCAATGCTAAGAATGGAAAGTAGTTGCGAATGTTTTGTGGAGCCTGTCACGCAGGGCAAGACAAGAGGTTGGCTGAATTGACAAGGAGAACGGCGGCAATGCCTATCTAAATGGGCGATACTTACTGGATGTGGGGTGTAGTACGTTTAGCGCGTCAATAGCTAAAAGGGGTAGTATGATACCTATTTACGCAAGTGACGCTACGTCACATATTGACAAGGCAGTTCAGAATAGTGCTTGTTTGGGGGGAGAGAGGGAGAGGGGGGCAAGCAATGGGATTAAGTGATGGTATGGACAGATGAATAAGGTTCCGAATACAAGACAGCTGACTAAGAAACAGACAGCATTA